AAGCCCTTCCGGGGTGAAGACCTGTTTGAGGCCTACCGCCACTGGTGCCAAAAGGTCAACAGCAAAGCGCCCAGCCTTAACACTTTTATTTGTGAGACCACCAAACGCCCGGGCGTGGTGCGCACCCGCAAGCGCCACTACACCGGCGCCGGCATGGCCATCATGCAAAGCACGATTCTGTACCCGCCCAACATCGGCCAGGACATGACCATCAAGGAGCTCAGCGAAGAGCTTGACGACTTCAAGGAAGCGGTCAAAAAGTGGAAAAACGCCGACAGCCCATACCAGGGTGCGCCCACATGACCGCCCGCCAGCTCAAAATCCGCCCATTCTGTGCAGGGTGTGCAGGGCTTTTAGCCAGTCCTGCACACCCATCCTGCACAGTGTTAGCCCGCATGAATGCTAGGTTTTTTGGCGCTGTGCAGGGTGTGCAGGGCTTTTCCTCGCGGGCGTGTATCACTATTCAAAACCACCGCGCATGGGGTCAGCCACACCAACTCACGCGCGCACGTGATTTACCCCTACACATCCTGCACAGTAGAAGAATAGTGAGGATCCACGCGGAGTTTGGCGTGCAGGATGGGTGTGCAGGACCTGCCCAAAGTCCTGCACACCCCTGCACAGTTACAGCTTTCATTGGAAAACCATGACCATCATCACCCTGCAATTCACCGGCATCGACAAAGTCCGCGCCCAGCTGGCCCGGCTCAGCGGCCCGCAGGCGGCCGACGCCTACGCCAAGGCCATCAACGACACCGCCTTTCAGGTGCGCCGCACCATGCAGGCCGAGTTCACCGCCAAGTTCGACCGGCCCACGCCCTACATCCTGCGCAGCGTCCAGTTCAAAGGCGCCACCGCCGCCGCGCTCAGCGCTACCGTGGCGCCCACTTACTTCGGCGGCAAGGGGGTAGACCCCCAGCAGGTCCTCAAAGCGCAGGAAGCGGGCGGCAGCCGGCGCGACAAACGCTCCGAGGTCGCCCTGCGCCGCGCCGGCATCCTGCCCGCCGGCTTTCAGACCACCATCCCACGCGAAGCCTTCCCCGGCAGCGCCGACGTTTACGGCAACATCAAAGGCAGCTTTATCACCCAGCTGATCAGCTACTTCCAGGCCTTTGGCGAGCAAGGCTTTCGCGCCAACGCCACCGACCGGCGCAGGAAAGCCATCGGCAAAGGCACCGCCACCGTGGCCGGCCGCCGCTACTTCGTCAGCTACGGCAAGCTGCGCGGCAACCGCAGCAGCCACCTGCCCCCCGGCATTTGGGCCGCATCCGGTACCGGCGGCAGCAACGTGCGCCCGGTGCTGATGTTTACCCGGGCCGGGCGCTACCGCCCGCTGATCGCCATGGAAGGCATCGCCAAAAAAGCCGACGCTGAAAACTACCTCGCCCGCCGCCTGCGCTTTCGCATCCGGCAGGCAGCGGAGGCGCTGGGATGAGCCAGCCCATGAGCCGCACCGAATACGCCGCCCACCGTGGCGTCGGCAAAAGCTACATCAGCAAGCTGGGCAATGAAGGCCTCCTGGTGCTGACGGCCGACGGCAAGGTTGACCGCGACCGCACCGACGCCCTGCTAGACGCCACCGCCGACCCCGGCCGCGCCGACGTAGCCGCCCGCCATGCGCAAAACAGGCCCGCCGCCGCCACCAATGCCCCCCAGCCGCCCGACGCCGCGGCCAGCGGCTACCAGGGCGCCCGCGCCGTGAAAGAGCGCTACCTGGCCCTTGAGGCCAAGCGCGCCTATGAATACGCCTGCGGCCAGCTGATGCAGGCCGCCGAGGTCAACAGCGCCGTGCTTGACGCCGCCACCTCGCTGCGCCGCCGCCTGGAGGCCATGCCCGACGTGCTGGCCTCCCGTCTTTCAGTGCCCATGACCGAGGCCGACCGCCGCGTCTGCATTGCCGATTACGTGGAGGTCATGCTGCAAGGCATGGTTTCCGATTTTAAAAAACTGACTGACACCCAACATGCACCAGCCTGACACCATCGAGCGCCTACCCATCGCCAACCTGCTACCCTACGCCCGCAACAGCCGCACCCACTCGCCCGAGCAGGTGGCGGCGGTGGCCAAAAGCATTCAGGAGTTCGGCTTTACCAACCCCGTGCTGATACGCCAGGACGGCACCATCATCGCCGGCCACGGCCGCGTCATGGCCGCCCGCCAGCTCGGCCTGCTTGACGTGCCCTGCATTCGCCTGTCGCACCTGACCGACGAGCAGGCGCGCGCCTATGTGATCGCCGACAACAAGCTGGCCGAGCTGGCAGGCTGGGACAAAGGCCTGCTGGCGCTGGAGATGCGCGAGCTGCAGGACTTCGGCTTTGACATGGCGCTGACCGGGTTTAGTGATGCTGAGCTGAGCCAGCTGCTTGACCTTAAAGAAAGCAAGTTGCCATTGGTCAAAGAATACAGCGCTGACGACTTCAACCAGTTTGATCATCAGTGCCCTAAATGCAGGTTTGAATTCAATGCAAAAACATAAGCCGCGCCGGGTCATTGGGCCATGGAATTTGACCGACCTGGCGAATATTGAAGGCAATGGGCTCAAGGTTTTTTCATGCTTTCATTGCGGTGGCGGCTCAACGATGGGTTACAAACTTGCAGGGTTTGAAGTGCTTGGTGGGGTAGAAATTGACCCGCAAATGATGAAGGTGTATTTGGCAAATCATCAGCCAAAGCATAGTTACCTGATGGGCGTGCAGGATTTTAAAAAAATTCCTGATGCTGATTTACCGCCCGCGTTGTTTGCCCTAGACATCCTGGACGGATCGCCACCCTGTTCTAGTTTTAGCACTGCTGGCAGTCGTGAAAAGAAATGGGGTGACAAGCACTACTTCCGTGAGGGGCAAGTTGAGCAGCGTTTAGATCAACTTTTTTTTGATTTTATTGACGTAGCTGCAAAGCTCAAGCCAAAGGTTGTCATCGCTGAGAATGTTCGCGGCCTGATTATTGGCAACGCCAAAGGCTACGTCAAGCAGATATTTGCCGCTTTCAAAGCAGCTGGGTATCAGACAAAGTTATTTTTATTAAATGCGTCAGTGATGGGTGTACCGCAGCGCAGGGAGCGCACGGTTTTTGTAGCCGTGCGTAATGACGTTGATCAGCATGTGTCGTTTGATTTTGCAGAATCTAAGATATTTGTAAGGAGAGCAGTTTCTGACATTTCCATCCACGGGAAAACTATATGGCTTACACCTGATACTGCAAAACTTTGGGAGCGTTGTGAGCAAGGCAATGACCTTGGCTCTGTTCACCCAACCGGGGCTCGGTTTGGCGAATATAAAACGCATCCCGAAAAAGTCTGTTGCACGCTTACTGCAAATAACGGTTCATCACCTATGCATTGGGAGGTGCCGCGCCGCCTCAGTGAGCATGAATACATAAGAATCCAAACCTTTCCGAGCGACTTCAACATGACTGATATAGACGCGAAATATATCTGTGGCATGTCTGTGCCGCCATTTATGATGCAGCGCATTGCTCTTGAAGTTGGCCGACAGATCTTTAACGCTGAATATGATCAGCAAATTGTTGACAACTTCAAAGCATGAACGCCTACGCCGCGCCCATGCCGCGCATCGCCGCCGCGCTGGTGCGGGCGCTGGCCCCGCGCAAGGTGCTTACCGTCAGCCAGTGGGCCGATGCGCACCGCCGCCTATCCAGCAAGGGCAGCGCCGAGCCGGGCCGCTGGCGCACTGACCGCAACCCGCCATTGCGTGAGTGCATGGACACCGTCAGCGCCCGCAGCAACGTGCATGACGTGGCCCTTAAGTTCCCCATTCAATTCGGCAAAACCGAAGTCGCCATCAACGCCCTCGGCTACACCATGGAGCACCACCCCGGCCCGGTGATGGTTTGCCTGCCGGGCGATGTGTCGATGCAAAAGTGGGTGGCGCAAAAGCTCAACCCGATGCTTGAAGAAACCCCCGCCGTGCGGCAGCTGCTGTCAAGCACCAGCAGCCGCGACGGCGCCAACCGCCGCGAGTTCAAGGACTTTGCTGGCGGTCAGCTGTACATCGAGCACGCGGGCAGCCCGCAGCGCCTCAAGTCCACCACCGTGCGCACGCTGATTGTGGACGAGGTCGATGAATTCGCCGCCAGCCTGACCGGCGGCGATGACCCGCTGGAGATGCTTGAAGGCCGCACCAGCGCATTCCCCGGCACCTACAAGCGCCTGTACATCAGCACCCCCGGCCTGAAGGGCGTCAGCCGCATTGACTACCTGTGGGACAAGTCAGACCAGCGCCGCTACCACGTGCCCTGCCCACACTGCGGGCATTTGCAGCACCTGCAGTGGTCCGGCCTGCACTGGGCCCCCGGCGGGCGCGGCGTGCATTACGTCTGCAACGACTGCGGCGCCGTGATAGACGAGCACCACAAGACCGCCATGATCGCCGCCGGCCAGTGGGTGCCTGACAACCCGGGCGCCAAGGTGCGCGGCTACCACATCAACTGCCTGTATTACCAGATAGGCCTGGGCCCGCGCTGGGCCGACCTGGTTGAAAAGTGGCTTGAAGTGCAAAACGACCCGGCCAAGCTGAAAACCTTTGTCAATGACCGCCTGGCTGAAACGTGGGAAGACCCCAGCATGCGCGCCGTCAAGCACAACGCCATTGCCGACCGGGCCGAAAGCTACCCTTTGCGCCTGGCCCCGGCAGGCGTGCTGGTCGTTACCGCCGGTGTGGACACGCAAGACAACCGCCTGGCCGTGCACATCGTCGGCTGGGGCCGGGGCATGGCCTGCTGGACGCTGGACTACATCGAGCTCCCCGGCGACCCGGCCGACGGCGCGGTGTGGACCAGCCTGACCGAGCTGCTGAACCGCCCGATCCAGCACGCCAGCGGCGCGCTGCTGCGCGTTGAGGCCTATGCCAATGACGCCGGCGGCCACCGCACCGAGGCCGTGAAAGACTTTGTGCGCCAGCGCCGCGTGCGCCGCCCGATGGCTATTTTTGGCGCGGTGGCCAACAACGCGCCGGTGCTCAACAAAGGCAAGATGATGGACGTTGACTGGCGCGGCCGCAGCGACAAGCGCGGCGTGCTGGTCTACCAGGTCGGCACCGTGGCCGCCAAGCAGTGGCTGTTTGGGCGGCTCAGCACCGATGCTGAAAAGTCAACCGAAGACCGCCTCTGCCACTTTTCCAGCGAGCTAGACACCGGCTTTTTTCAAGGCCTGGCCAGCGAGACCTACAACCCGGCAAAAAACCGTTTTGAGAAAAAGCGCGGCGCACGCAACGAGCCGCTCGACACCTGGGTCTACGCCTACGCCGCCGCGCACCACCCCGAGCTGCGCCTGCACCGCTACCGGGGCGCCGACTGGGACCGCATCGAGGCCGCCCTCAAGGCCCGCGCCCCGGCCCCACCGCCCGAGCCCGGCAGCCCGCCACCCGCCGCACCCGTGCAAGCGCCCGCACCCGCACCAAAGGCCACCACCCCGCAACCCGCCCGCCCATCCCGCAACAACACCAACCGCAGCCCCTCCTGGTAACACCCGATGCAAGACAAAACCCTGCAGTCCCAAAACGTCACGCGCCCCAAGCCAGCCAGCAGCAAGCCAGCCACCGCCTGGGAGCCCGTGTGTGACGACCTGGTGGGCGACATCCTGGCGCGGGTCATTGAGCTGGCCCCGGGCTTCAGTGCCGCGCTGGCCGCGCAGGTTGAAAAAGAAACCCGCGACAAGTGGGGCGGTGACCGGGTTTATGTGCAGCGCCGGGGCGGCACGCTCAGCGCCCGCAACGCCGCCATCCGGCGCGAGTTTCAGTCCGGCGAGCATATCCCCCTGCTGATGCGCCGCCACGGCCTGAGCGCCTCCCGGCTGTGGCACATCATTAAAAACGAGCCCGCCGCCTAAAACCGCCGTGTCTTGTCTTTTGCCTTGAAAACAAGACACAACCCCAGCGACCATCTGCACGCATGGCACCCCCAATTCACACCACCGAACCCGCCAGCCTGATCGCTGGTGACACCGCCAAGTGGCTCAAAACGCTGGCCGACTACCCCGCCAGCGAGGGCTGGGCGCTAACCTACACGCTGGTCAACGCCACCCACCGCGTGGTGATTGCGTCCGCCGCCCAGGGCGACAGCCACCTAGTCAACGTGCTGCCGGCCACCACCGGCGCCTACGTCAAAGGCGACTACAGCTACCGCGCCAGCGTCAGCAAGGCAGGCGAGGTGTTTACGGTTGGCACCGGCCGCATCAGCATTGCCGCCGCCTTTGCCGCCGCGCAAGACGACCGCAGCCAGGCACGCCGCACGCTGGAAGCCATCAACGCCACGCTTGAAGGCCGCTCTACCTCCGCCACAGCCGAGTATGAAATTGCCGGGCGCAAGCTCAAATACATCGCCGTCCCCGAGCTGCTCAGTCTGCGCGACCGCTTGCGCCGCGACGTAGCCGCTGAAGACGCCGCCACCCTTGCCGCTGCGGGCATGCCCGGCAGGGGCCGCACCTATGTCAGGTTTGGCCCATGAAGCCTTTGCAAAGAGCCGCGCAATTGTGGCGCAACCTGACCCGCCGCGCACCCGCTGCTGGCCTGCAGCTGCGCCGCTTTGACGGCGCCCGTATTGACCGGCTCAGCGCCAACTGGTTCGCCACCGAGTCCAGCATCAATGAAGAGCTGCGCAGCGACCTGAACAAACTGCGCAGCCGGGGCCGCCAGCTCAGCAGCAACAATGATTACGCCCGCAAGTTTCGCGGCATGTGTGAAAACAATCTTATCGGCCCGTCCGGCATACGCCTACAGGCAAAGGTTGAAGACGCCCCCGGCAAAGAAGACGCCCTGGCCAACGACGCGATTGAAAAAGCCTGGGCCGACTGGTCAGCCGTGTGCGACGTCACCGGCCAGCTGCACCTGCGCGACCTGTGTGAAAGCATTGCCGGCAGCCTGCCCGCCGATGGCGAGTTTTTAGTCCGCATGGTGCGCGGCGCCGACGCCCGCAACCGCTTTAACTTTGCCCTGCAGGTCATCGACGTTGACCGCATCGACACGGTTTTTAACGGCAGCTACAACGGCAACACCGTCATCATGGGCGTTGAGGTAGACGCCTACCGCCGCCCGGTAGCGCTGCATTTGTTTGAGGCCCACCCCAACGACGGCAGCCGCACCACCCGCCGCCGCATCCGTGTAGCGGCAGACGACATGCTGCACAAATTTAAAATTGAGCGTGCCGAGCAAATGCGCGGCGTGCCGTGGATGGCGCCCGGCATGCTCAGCCTGCACCACCTCGGCAACTTCATGCTGTCGGCCCTGCTGGCAGCAGAGCACGGCGCTAACCACTACGGCTTTTTTCAGCAGCGTGAAGACGCCAGCAGCGCCCCACCGATTGGCGCAATTGAAGGTGAAGGCGCAGACGCCACCAACATCACCACCAGCCAGCCCGGCACTTATGACACGCTGCCGGTTGGCTACACATTCCAGCAGCACGACAGCAAATACCCCAACGAGGTGTTTGGCCCCTTCGCCAAAACCATGCTGCAACGCATCGCCACCGGCTGGCGTGTCGCGTACCACAGCCTGGCCAATGACCTGGAAGGCGTCAGCTTCAGCAGCATCAGGAGCGGCACGCTGGAAGAGCGCGACCGCTGGATGGCTGACCAGCAGTGGTTCATTGGCGCGTTTATGGAGCCCGTGTTTCAGGCCTGGCTACAAATGGCCCTGCTGTCAGGCGCCATCACCATGCCCAACGGCTCAGCCCTGCCCATGGCCAAGGCCGCCAAGTTTGCCAAACACGAATGGCAGCCACGCCGCTGGGAATGGGTAGACCCAAAGAGCGACATGGAGGCCAAGATTTTAAGCGTCAAGGCCGGCCTCATGGCCCCGCAAGACCTAAGCGCCGCCATGGGCTACGACTTTGAAGACACCTTAAAAGCCATCAAGTCCGCGCAGGAGATGGCCAAGGCTTACGGCGTGCAGCTCACGGCTTATGACGCCATGCCCGGCGCAAACAGCACACCAAAGCCCGCGCCGCCTACCGCTTGAAAATAGTTTTGTAGCGTCTTGTCTTTTGCCTTGAAAACAAGACACCGCCGCCGCGACAGTAGCGGCATGCCCACACCGCACATCCCCCCCAATCTGGCCCGCCACATTGCTGACGGCCGTGCTGAACGTGCCTTTGCTGTCGAGCGCAAGGCGGTAGACGAAGCCGCCCGCACCGCCACCCTGGCCTTTGCCAGCGAGCTGGCGTATGAGCGGTACTGGGGCATTGAAATTTTAGATTGCACCGCCGGGGCCATGCGCAGCAAGCGCTTGCGCGGCGGCGCCAATCTGTTATGCGACCACAACACGCAAGACGTGGTGGGCGTAGTCGAATCTGTAGAAATCGGTGCGGACCGTGTGGCCCGCGCTGTGGTGCGCTTTGGCAAAAGCGCCCGGGCAGAGGAAGTGTGGCAAGACGTGCTGGGCGGCATTCGCCGCAACGTGTCTGTCGGCTACATGGTCCATAAAGCGGTACTGGTTGAAGAGGCGGCGGGTGTGGAAACCTACCGCGTCACAGACTGGGAACCCTTTGAAGTCTCCCTGGTCAGCGTCCCCGCTGATGCGTCCGTCGGCATAGGCCGCAGCCTGCCTGCCGCCGTTGACATTGCCCCCCCTGAAATCAAAACCCCCCTCATCCAAAGGAACACCATGTCTGACACCCCCGTTATCGAAACCCCGGCCCAGCGCAACCACGCGTCTGAAATCAGCAAAATCGCCGCAGGCATCCCCGGCGGCCCTGAGCTGGCCATGAAGTCCATTCAAGCCAGCCACACCGTCGAGCAGTTCCAGGCCGAGCTGGTGCGCCACCTGTCCACCAAGCCCGTGCCCACGTCTGACATTGGCATGACGAAGGCCGAAGTTAAAAAATTCAGCGTGGTGCGTGCCATTCACGCGCTGTCCAACCCGGCCGACGCCGCCGCCCAGCGCGCCGCCGCCTTTGAGTTTGAGGCCTCCGGCGCCGTGGCCACAAAAATGGGCAAGGCCGCACGCGGTTTTTTCATGCCCACCGATGTGCAAAAGCGTGACTTGACAGCAGCCGTGGCCGCCGATGGTGGCCGCCTGGTGACGACTGATCTGCTCAGCGGCAGCTTTATTGACATGCTGCGCAACATGATGGTGATTGACCGCCTGGGCGCCCGCATGTTGACCGGCCTGACCGGCCTGGTTGCCATCCCCAAGCAGTCCGGCGCAGCCAGCGCGTTTTGGGTTGCAGAAAACGGCGCACCGACTGAAAGCCAGCAGACCCTGGCCCAGGTGCTGATGTCGCCCAAAACGGTTGGCGCCTTCACCGACATCAGCCGCCGCCTGACGCTGCAGTCCAGCGTTGACGTTGAGAACCTCGTCACCACCGACCTAGCCACAGTGCTTGGCCTGGCAATTCAGCAGGCCGCCATCAACGGCACCGGCGCATCCAACCAGCCCTCGGGCATTTTGACGCAGGTGACAGCCTCTGTGATCGGCGGCACCAACGGCCTGGCGCCAACATGGCAAAACATTGTTGACCTGGAAACCAACGTCGCCAACGGCAACGCCGACGTCGGCACCATGGGCTACCTGGTCAACGCCCGCACCCGTGGCCGCTTGAAGACCACGCAAAAGTTTGCATCAACCAACGGCATGCCCGTATGGGACGGCGGCGCCACACCGGTCAACGGCTACAACGCCGCAGTGACCAACGCCGTGCCGTCCAACCTGGTCAAAGGCACATCAGGCGCGGTTTGCTCAGCGCTGATTTTCGGCAACTTTGCCGATCTGCTGATCGGCATGTGGGGCAGCCTGGACATCATGGTGGACCCATACACCGGCGGCACGGCAGGCACGGTGCGCGTCATTGCGCTGCAAGACGTAGACGTGGCAATCCGCAACGTCGAGTCCTTCGCCACCATGGTTGACGCGCTCACAACGTAAGCCACAGCACCGAGCTGATCATGCCCTTCGCCGAGGACTTGTCCCCCTTCTTCAACCCTGCCGAGTTTGCGTCCAGCGCAACCCTCGGCGCGGTTGCGGTGGTGGGCGTCCTGCTCAAAACCCCGGCCGACGCATTTGGCGTGCTGGGCGGCACCGGCATCGAGTTTCAGCTTCCCACCGCCAGCGTCCCGGCGGACCCCCGCGCTTTGGCGCTGGTGGTGGGCGTTGAAGCCTTCACGGTGCGCGACTTCACGGCCGACGGCACCGGCGTCAGCACGCTGCAGCTGGAGGCCGCATGACGCATGTGCGCCGCAGCATACGCGAGGCAGTAGCCAGCGCCGTCACCGGCCTGGCGACTACCGGCGCGCGGGTCTACCAAAGCCGCATTTTTACCCTGCGCGATGCTGATTTGCCGTGCCTGCTGATCAACACCGACGACGAGGCCATCAGCAACGTCAACCTGGGCAGCCAGGTACTGGAGCGCCAGCTCACCCTCACGGTGCGCTGCGTGGCCAAGGCCAACGCCAACCTAGACGACACGCTGGACCAGATGATTGAAGAGGTCGAGCCGGCGCTGAACAGCGCCAGTTTTGGCGGCGCAAAAAAC